GCTAGATGCTCACCGAAACCACCACCTTCACGTACGACCTCATGTTTCACGCCCTGGTCGTCTGTGTACGTGCGTACCGGTTGCTGTTGATCACAACCGGTTAGGATTAAGGCGGCTAATATTAAAAGTTTGCGCATCTTCACTCCTTATCTAATTGCTTAGCTAAAGAAATAATCGACTGTTTAATTTCGCTAGAATACTCTTGTGCCGCACACTGAAGCTCATGAAAATTAACTTCATCGAACCATTCAATTTTGTAAAGAAAACCATAGCCTGGTTTTCCATCAATTTTAATTAACGTAGGTTTGTCATTAACTTCATAAGTAACATCTTCAATAGCAAGCATAACTGCCGTGCCGGAAGCTTTAACATTCATAATCCCATAAGAACAAACACCAATATCTTGATAAGAAAAAAAAGTAACCGCACCTGACCAACCTAAATCAGGACTGTATGCACCCTGAGGAGCCGCTCCCAAAGTTTGCACGCCATATGTGGAATGCAACTTACCAATGGTGTCTTTGTTTGGAAATTTAAACGCAAGCTTTAAATCACGAACAGATTTACGTAGGTGAGTTGATTCATCTCTTTGATTGACGGAATATAACTTAATATCCTGAGGCGCTGTTTTTTTCATAGCCAGTAATTCAGGAATGTACGAATCATACTTCTCAGCGTATCCAAAAGCCTTGCGTTGTTTAATTTCGTCCAAACCCTGCTTTAGCAACTCATCTGGCATACCCAACTGCGATCGGGGAACAATTTGAATTCCTGAACCTGGAAGAGGCAACCCAAGCTCAGCAAGAATGCGCTCGTTAGCCTTTATTTGCTCCGCACGCTCTGACGGCGTGAAAGCACAAGCTGTCAAAGAAAGAGATGATAGTAGCAATGCTGCTGGTAATTTTAATTTCATTTTTAAATCCATCCATCAATAAAGCTGCAAAAAATAGAATCGGTTTGTGCGAAAGGCGACGTCTTAGAAATGCCATATTCGTAATGTATGCCGTAGACTATCCAGGCGTTGTGCGGGTCTCCCTCCCCCCAATGAACTGCATGAGATCGCCATGTGTAATTCCAACCACTATCAATCGCATGCTGCATCCCAAAAGGTGAATGATGAATACTGATAACCCTCCAAGTATTATAATGACCACGCCACCACGTAATTGACTCATTATTAAGGCAGTTAGCGCGACTATGAACTGTCCTGGTAAATACACCCGCATTACTTTGTGCACTCGCTAAAATCGCTAAAGCGCACCCAACTTTTACCAGTGCTTTCATTTTGCCTCCAATTTTTAGTTAAATTTTAAAATGGAACGTCGCTATCTAATTCATCCTTTGCAGCCGCATCACGTCGTGCTTTATCCCGTGAAAATGCGCTATCAAGAGAAGGTGTGTAGGTGACTTCAGTTTTAACGCCTGTTTCTGATTCGAAGTCTTTTGAAGGATGTGCCTCACGTACAAAGTTGCCCTCTAAATTTCCACTACCATCTTGTTTAGGCATCGACCACTCACCAATTACGATACCGACAATCTTGCCACGCATCATGCTAAGCTCTTGCGTTGTTGGTTCGTTGTTGTGCGTTGGCGTGTAGTCGCAAAGTTTCATTAACAAAACAAGCATGTTTTTGGCTCTTTCAATCTGTTCTGGCTTCCCTTCGAAGCACTTGATCTTCTGAATAACTTCGCGGTTTTTAAAATCCCCGTCCACAAGCTTCCATGTGACCTGGAAAAACTTTGTGGCATCGCCGTATTGTGTGGCTTCTTTGTTCACTACCTCAAACGCTTTAATTGTGGCTAGCGCCTTGGTACCTTCTGGAATTGTGGTGAAATCCTGTACAAATGCTTTAGATGGATCGCCTGTAGCACCGCCGTAGAAACTCATGTGTTATTCTCCTAATTAAAAAATGGGATGTATTTTGCTAATGATTCGTATGACATCGGTATTTCATTTGGCATATTAAACCGGTTCTTGCTTACGTGACCATCTGAAACGCCCGTTAATATTACCCTATCACTTGTGCTATGAACTAACGCACGCCCTGAATCTGTATCACTTACGTAGGACTTAAGCCGACAAAAGCCAACTAAATCCACGTCGTCAATATACGCCTCTTTACCCTTCTCACTACTCATGACAATACTGTACTTGTCGTAGTCTTCCATGTCCGGAGCTTTATGCTTCACCGTAGACAGGTGGCCAATGTAAACCACTGTCACGCCTTTGGCCTGGAATTCATCTAACAACCCTTTCACCGCCTTATGCCTTGCCTGAGCTGCTTGATGACCCGCTCCATAACCACCGCAAGCCGTGGCTAATGTGGATGCTTTCGTGCCGTCTTTCCGTACGGGTTCAGCGTCCAGTATGTGCCTAACAACCAGGTAATCTAATTTTGAAATACTATCGATAACAATCGTCTTAAACGGCAATTCAGGCTCTTTCAATAACTGTTTGACGTTACGCCAAAAGTCACCAAAATTATCGACCGGTTGAATGGCGTTAATGCCCACCAAGCCCGTTTGCTCAGTCATTAGAAATAAAGGGTCTGGGAACTGGCTAGCAAGTGTCGATTTACCAATACCAGGGCTTCCGTAGATTGTAATGCGGGGAGCTAATGCCCCCGTTACTTGTATCGAGTCTAGAATACTCATTACATCCTCACAACAACGCTAGCCTTACCAGGCTTAGATTGAATCAACATATCAAGAGCAATTCTGGCCGTCTGTGGGGCTTTACTAAGATAATCTTCATACGCTGCACGGTTGACTTTGAAACTGGTGCTTGTCTCGATAGGATCAAAGGCTGGGTCTAAATACACATCACCAGACAGATAAGCCTTCTTATCTAAACTCAAGATTTGAGGTGTGCGACAGGTGACTTTCATTGTGCCTACACTATATGTTTGCTCACCGTTCTTGTTGTGAGATAAGTCACTAATAATAGCTGATGTTAATGCCGCCTTTTCAACCTCTAACTCTTTAATCTTGTTGTTAATCTTAATTAAGCGATCAACATTATCTGCCAAACTGAATTCTCTATCCACCAACTCAATCTGCTGTCTCATCTTTATATCCTCTTTACTGTTAAAGTCCACGCCGGATGACGTAAAACCATTATCACACAAAGATATTGACTAGTCAAGAGTTTTGTCGTATTATGTAGTTAATTAATGAGGAAAATATTATGACAACACAAGATTTAATCGATTATTTTGGCAACGCTTATCGCTTTGCTAAAGCAACCAGCCTCACGCCACATAAAATGACAGCACAAAGCTTTCATAATTGGGTCAAAGCTGGACGCATACCTAAACCTAGTCAGTTACTGATTGAGAAGATAACCAACGGTGAACTTAAAGCGGAGTGGAAAAATGAAAACTAGAGAAATGTTAATTGCCGGTATGTTTTTGAGCGCTGCTGCTTTGTCGTTTAGCATGGCTAATTTATATGAAGTTAAAAAAACACGTTACGAGGTCACGCAGTTCATTAAAGATTTAGTGTTAACCGATATTGAAGAAGGCAGCAAATGAACATAAAAAATCTTGAAGGTAAGGCTTTTAAATGGATAGCCATAGATTATCAAAACAGCAAAATTGAATTTACATGTCTTAACGGAGATGTCTATTTATTTGAACCTGCGCTTGTTACTGATTTTTTTGGGGAAACCGTGGGCAACCCATGTAATGCAACAGGTGAACGCATTGAACGAGTTACAATTAAAACTACGCTTAACCCATCGTTAGGTTTTTTTGATTACGAAAGAACAAAACGGTTTATATGCTTGCATACACAGAATAAAGATTTTGGGTTTTATACGCATGGTGATACTTTTTTCTTGAAGCTTAAAGCGAATGAACTGAACAACAATGCAGTGAGGTTGGCGAATGATTGACTACGAGAAGCTTAAAAACATCTTCGCTTTTCTTAGCATCTTATTTGGTTTGGCATGTATTTCAGGTTGAAAAAGATGAATAACTTCACGAAAGAAGAGCTTAAGCTAATAGCAGGTTGTGTATTCTGTAAGTTTTTGTCGTCTTTATACGACCCATCAACAAAACACCTTCAGCCTGATTTGAAAAGTATTAGATGTAAAATTGAGTCCCTAATCGATAACT